ATTGCACTAGTGCCATTAGTATGTTCTATATTTTCAATACCTAAAGTACTCATACGACTACTAACCTTCCTCCACTGTTAACTGTCAGTGTTACTCCACTCGCAACTGTAATTGGCCCTGCTATCATCGCGTTTTCTGTCGATTCTATAGTTACGTTTGCAGTTACTTCTTTGAGTGTAATCTTAAATCCTATTCCTTTTCCTATTCTACTTAATGCCATTACGCTAAATCTCCATCTATATTAACATAGTTTTGTAACATATCTGCTTGGGTAGAATTATTGTAACAAGTTGATGTTAACAAAGTGCTTGTTGTCAATGCTGTATCTTCACTACCACTTATAAAAGAAGGATGAGCATCATAGTTTTCATCTGTAGCACCCCTTAATCCTGCGAACTGTGGACAGTAATCATTACTTGCAAAATTGTTAGTAAACCCTAATGTGTAATCGCCTGTTCCTCTATCTGTTAAACTGGCATGATTGAAGCTATCTCTAACTGAAACTGTGGATTGACCATTATAATTAACCCAATATTTAGATAATCCTTGTTGTAAATTAGTTGTGTTAGTACCTTCACCTTTTATGTCTTTATGAAAAGTCATAATACCTGTGCTCGAATTAAATGACAATACGTCACTGTCACTGTTAGGTATCTGTATCTTTGTTAATTTAAGTGTACTTACCACTTTTTACTCCGGTTTCTTTGGCCATGTAATATTACTTAATGCATCATCAGTTGGAGTTGTCTTCGTAATATCTCTTAGAGCTTGTCTATAGGTCTTCCAATCTGCAGACATCGTAACATCTGAGTTTCCCATCCAGTCAGTTTCAGCTAAGAGTCGATTACGTTGATCTCTTAAATCAGCCATTCTACGTGCAGGTGCGCCATCATGCCATTCCTGTTCTTCGAGGTCGCGCGCTTTCTCTTCTTCTGCCGTAAACTGGATTCTTTCTCCGTTTACCATTTTAAATCTTGGCATTTTTTTCTCCTATCTTAGCTCAACCCATTTTTGCAACACAGGAGTTGTGCTTCCTGTATTTCCATTTATTCTATAAACAGTGTTATCAGGTACAATAAAAGAACTCATTTCTCTACCATTAGACTGATTTGTATATTGGTCTCCAAAACTAACCCCACCTACGTTTACTTGTATATTATCTCCAGTACCAGTTGTAGCAATAAAGCTAACCATTATAGGTTTACCCGTTGAGTTGGTATAATCAGTATTAAATGCTCTTGAACTAGTGACATCTTGCCAAGTTTGACCTACTCCAACACCAAGACTGTGTGAACCACCTGATATAGCTCCACTTGAATCAATTGTAAAAGCCGTGGTGTCAGAATCAAACTTAATATTCTGAGTTTCGATATTTGTTACTACTAGTTTACTCATCTTACACCGTAGGTTTAGTTGGAAATTTAAAGTCTTTATCGTCCATACTTTTAAAAGTCTTTGTTATATCTCTAAGATCTTGTCTATACTTTTTCCATGCATCACTCATTGTTACATCTGATAAAGCCATATAATCTGTTTCAGATAATAATTTATTTCTTTGTATTCGTAAAGCTTCTAAATTTTTAGGAGCTCGACTTTCTTTTATTCTATTCATCTCGTCTTCTGATAAGTCTCTTAATCCTACGCCATGTGTAAAACATTTCATTTATGATCTCCTTAATCCGTAAATATCCATGTTAACAACACTAACATTACCATTACTAAAGTTAACTTTTAAATCTGTTATTTGTGCAGTGTTAACAGTATGCAAACCAGTAGTCATATAAAAGCTACCGTGATCATTACCAAGTGTAGTACCACCTAATTCAGATATTATCATTGGTATACCAAGACCTAAACCTCTAAAGTTTATACATCTAAATGAACCAGTCCAAAATTTACTTGGTGTATTACTAAAAAACAATTCGCCATCACCATTTGTATTATAGTTTCTACCAGCACCAGCTGCATTAGCTTGTCCCTCAATAAAATAAGGATTGCTTTGTCCACCACCATAAGAGCCATTAAATTTAAATTCAATTTCTAAACTTGAACTGCTTGTACTACTGCCTTGTAATCTGTTTACTACAATAATAAAATTATTATAGTCATCATAATCCATGCTCCATTCAAATGATGTAGCATTAACAGATGTATTGTTTATATTTGCTAACAAAACTAAATTACCAGCGCCAGTAACATTTTGAGGAAAGTTAATATTGCCACTTCCATCAATAGCCATAGCAGCAGTACCACTACTATTTTGAATATTATCTACTTTTAAAATACTTGCCATTATACTATACTCAAGTTACCTTGTAATGTTAATGTTTGGCCGCTATCAATCGAAAGAGGACCAGCAACCATCGCGTTCTTATCTGAATCAATAGTAACACTCGTATCAAGATTTTGATCATTTAATCTAAATACAACATTTGATCCTGTCGGAAAAGCTTTTTCCGTAAGAAAACCTGATTTTGCTGTTTCTCTTGCTCTTGTCATTATGTGTCTCTTGTCGGCCAAGTTACAGATGAATCGACTAACTCGCCGGCTGCATCGGTTGTTGGTTTTGCAGAAGCTGGTAAGTCTCTAAGAGCTTGCATGTAAGTCTTAAGTTTTTCATCAACTGCTACTCCTGATGAGTAAGCCTTTATTACTTCCCAGTCTAAAGCAGCAAGCTTTGCATCTCTTTCTACACGAAGTAATCTCATTCCTTCGGCTGCATCCATTTCTGCAATCTTATCGGTGACTTCTTTCTGTGTTGGAGCGGTTTGCTTTTTATCTAGCCATTCCAAACCAGACCATGCGTCACCTCTTAAAACCCACTCTGCTCCCGGCTTTAGAGCTTGAAGTGCGGCTGGTATATCATATTTCATTTTTGTCTCCTTTTAATATGACTATTTATAATTATCCTTTAATTTCCATCGCAATTAAATTAGTAACACCATAAGTAAGTGAAGCAGACTTATTGATGTAAACATAATAACTGCTACTATGTGACCTTGCATAAACTTCATATCTCACCTGTGATGTAGTATTTGGAGAATCAAACATTTGTACAGGCATAGATTTTAACGACCAATCGTTAGAATAATCAGTAGAAACATTTGTTTGTACACTACTTGTTGCTACATATGCAGGTGTCGCACCATCTATTCCTCTGTAAATATCCCAATATACTTCACCTGAAGAATAGTTTACACCAGCACTAACTCTGCCACCAATAAAAATTTTACTACTAGTCGATGATGGTGTTATTAAAACATAAAATCCAGTTGGTTGTGGAGTAGCATTGTTTATTGAAACTTCACTTGTTTGCGCTGGTGTAGCAGTTGTTGGTGTTACTCCATTGACAACTTGTAAAACTGTTCCGGCTGGCATTGTTGTCAACGGTGTGCCACCTCTTAAATCTGTTAATTTTGGTCTTGCTCTTTGTATCGGCATTACGCTAAGTCTCCTGCCATAAGTGTATTAGTATATAAGCCATCTGCCCTGTTTACTGTATAGTCTTGTCCACAATTAACTTGTAAAGAACTAGTTGCATTTGGTATAACACTTACACTTCTATCAGCATACGCCAAGTTTGAACATGCAACTCCAGATGTTCCTGCTTGAGTAGCCGCCAAATTATTTGTTAAGCTTTTTGTGTAATTTCCATTACCATTATCTGTAGCACCTGAAACGTTAAAACTATCTCTTAACCCAAAACTAGAGCCATTTAAATCCATCCAAGCTTTAATTAATCCTTGTTGTAAATTGGTAGTAGCAGTACCTTCACCTTGTACTGGTATAGATCCTGCAGTTGTTTTACCAGTTAATTTATCGGTTTTAACTTCATTAATATTAACTGGATCTCCACCAGAAGTATTTTTTAAATTATCAGCAAATATTGTACTCATTGAGCAATCTCCTGTAGAGTCATTACTGATATACTTCTTTCATCATAGTCTGCATTATCTCTATCACTACCACATCTATTAATATATGAAGTAGTAGCTGTATGCTGATAGGGTCTAAAATCTACTTTATAAGTTACTGAAGATGTTGTGTTTGGTGAATCTAAAAGATTTAAAGGAATTGCTGTTACATTATAAGTATCCCAATCTGAACCGCCTGGTGCAGTTGATGCATAAACTTGTGGTCTATTACTTGCAGTATCACCTACCGATAAAACTGTACTACCTCTGAGTAAGCGTACATAAGTTTTAAAATAAGTCTGACCTACATTTATAATTCCAGTTATTAGTATTTTACTTGATGCTGAAGAAGGAGTTATGGCCAATTGTAAACCAGTATCTACAAAACCATCTGATGTTGTAGTTGTTGTTGAAGTCATAGTAAAAGATTTTGTTTGTACTATAGACCCAGGCATTAAGATCTTATGACCAGATTCCATGTTAATTGTGGTGCCTGTTCTTGCCGCAATCTTATTTACATTTATTTGACCGGTCACGCTAAATCTCCTAATATACTCATAGACCATAATCCATCATCTTGCCTTGCCCCTACACCACTTGCATTCGTAGATTCTTGTAATATATCAAAATCTACCTGGCTCGTAGTAGGAGGTGTATCGTGATCAAGATACACATCTACAACGTAAATTCCACCATCATGCATTCCTCCTGTTGGAACTGAATAAACCGCTTGGCCCATATTCGTAGTGTATGAAAATCTTGAAGCACCAGAACCAACGTCTGTTAATGCAGTTATATTTAATGAATCATAAATTCCATTTGTTGCTTGTGATGTATCATTGACCCAATGACACCAAATTTTTGTTAATCCTTGTTGTAGATTAGTAGTATTAGAACCTTCACCCTTTACTGTTGTTGTACCTGTTTTTATAGTCAAATTACCATTTGTATCAATAGTCATAGCACTATTTCCACTTGTATGTTGTAATTCTGTAAGTCCTACTATTCCTGCCATTATACCACCGTAAAGTTTCCGTTTACTGTTATGTTTACACCAGAGTCAATTGTAATCGGTCCAATTACTGATGCATTCTTACCTGAGTCAATCGTTATACTGCTTATTATATTTTGAGTATTAACTCTTATTGGTACATTATTTATAACTAATGATGAATCTAAATTAGACACCTGCACTGCGGCGTCAGCAAGTGTACCATTCGTTACTGAACCTGTGACCGGTGTAAACACACCTGCTTTTACTCCAAGATCAACAACTCTTAAAACCGAGTTAGAGTCAAGAGCAGAATCAAATGATATTGTACTTCCATTTAGTGTAAAATTGTTTTGAGCCTGTACCACACCGTCGATACTTACTAATAAAGCACCTTTTGCAGATGGAGTAAAATTTAAACTACAACTATCAGATTCACCAAGAAAAGTTCTTGTAAATTCTGAAAATGTTTTTAAGTTAGCTGCTAACATGTCTGCTGTGACACCACCAGTTACTATTGGTGGTCCACCGACGTCACCCATGACCATTACAAAACAAGAGTCTCCAGAATCAGGTGCCGTAGTAAATGCTAAATTATTACCACCGGCCTCTAAGTTATAGTCAGTGCTTGGATTTTGTATCACACCATTAAGAGATACAATCAACTGATTTACGTTACCGACTTGCTTGCCAAGTGGAAATGCGGCAGTCGAAGCGTTAAACGTCCAAGATGATACGTCAACTTTTCTAAACTCTCCAAATGCTGGTTGTCTACCTATGTATGCCATTATTTGATTCCATATATTTTAAATATACCGCCACCAAAGTTTCCTGAACTAAAAAAGAATCTTATTCCTTGCCAGTTGTTAGCGGTATGAACGAGTGCGCCATAATTGTAAATATTATAAGGGTGATAAGAATAATAATCTAATTTAAAATTTGCTGCTCCACCAGTAATAGTACTTTCAGTAGGATTGTAAATATCCATTTCTAAATACATAGGATATGTAGTTGTTCCATCTTCAACAGCGCCAGAAGGTGTTAATACCCATGCACTACCTGTTGTATATGCATATGTGTAGTTTGTATTTGCATTACTACCAGTCCAAACTCTTCTTAGATATGCACTTGCAGTATTATAACTTCCACTTTCTTTAATTCTACATTCAAGCTTTTGATCACTAGCAGCTTCTTTAACAATGTTATATCCTATAATTTTATATGCAGTATAAGTAGATGAAAACTGTTCTATATCAACATTTGTAGTTCCGCTACTAACGGTCGTAGTATTTAAAAGTACCATATCACTTGGAGTTCCCGTAATAGTTCCACTAAATGCATAATTCGCCGTTAAATCTAATTCTGAAGAACCAACAGCATTCGCGGCTATCTTTGCTGCCGTTACTGCATCGTCTTGAAAACTCGCTGTTCTTAACTTAGTCGTCATCCGGCGATCTCCATTAAAGTTAACGTGGAAACTGCACCAAATTTAGTAAAATCATCTGTCCATGTTTCAACTGAATTTATATACAAAGTTGAAGAAGCTTCGCAATGTGCTTGAACTTTATATGTCAAAGAAGATGTTGAACTTGGCGCATCTAATAATTCTATAACTGACGGCATGGTAGGTTTATTAGAACCAGCACCATCTCCAAAAACATGTGCTGCGGTTCTACTACCTATTGAAGTAGGTGTAAATATCATACTGCCATCTCTTACAATACGCACTCCAAATCTTTGATTAGATGCAGCAGAAGCACATAACACGCATTTCGCGAGTATTTTATTTGATGTTGAACTTGGTGTAATACTAAGAGTTAAATTAGTAATATCTTGGTAAGATGCATCATTAAAATTATAGTTACCAAGAAACTGTGCTTGTTTTACTTGTAAAATGTGACCAGGAATACTTACTATACTGCCAGTGGCTGCTTGTATCGTATTTGTTTTTAACGTACTCATACTATACTCCATTCACCGTTTACTGTCACTGTAAAACCCGAGTCAATCTGTATCGGTCCTGCACTCATACCATTTGTTGCAGAATCGATCGTAATATTTTCTGCAATGTTATTTGCGTTTGTTCTTATTATTGAATTTGTTCCTAACCATGGTGCGTTACTATATTTTATTGCTTGACTTCCTGTTGGTTGTGATGCATCACTTAATGTTACTGTTGGTGCCGCAACTCCGCCAGTAAATGTGTCACCACTTCTTTTTGCAGCTCCGCCTACATCAGTTACTGTAACTTGTGATACTTCAACAACTTCTAATATATCATTAAGAAATGCCGCAGTTGATAATACAACGTTTGCACCTGTTGTAGTAAAGTCACCGTCCGGAGAAAGCTTGGCACCATTTAAGAATACGTGACTTGAACTATCAACACCTGATAATGAAACACCATTCGCATCATTACCGCTGAAAGTTGTTTGACCTTCAGAAGCAGTAAATCTAAATCTTGTAGTTCTTAACTCAACAGTTTGATTTGCGTTTGAACCTATATAACTCATGCTAAATCCCCAAATATTGCAACACAAGTATCTGGTGTATCTGAAGCAGACCCACCAGTATTACAAGTAAACAAGTTAAAAGAACCTGTTGAAGGAGACCTTAATCCTACAACTCTGTTACCACCACTATTTGAATTTTCACCTGCACTACCTACTCTTGAATAATCATTATTATTCATTGCGTTTGTTAAATTTACACTAAAATAACCAGTTCCGTTATCAGTTAAACTTGCTACATTAAGATTATCTCTTATTTGATTTGGATCTTGTTCATCAAAATTTGCCCATGCCTTCGCCAAACCTTGTTGTAAATTAGTTGTGTTACTTCCTTCACCTTGTACGGATATAGAACCAGCAGTAGTTTTACCTTTTAATGTATCTATCTTAGCAGCATCATTAAAACTAATATCGTTACCAACTTTTGCCTCGATCTCATTTACAACTACACGACTCATTGTGCGATCTCCTGAGCGATAATAGTGGATATATGAAGTATGTCAGTCGCGCTTGTCGATCCTCTATTAAAGAAAAACGTCTGTGAATTATGACCAGTGAGTCCTTGAACTATGTAACTTACGGCTGAAGTTGTATTTGGAGAATGATCAAAATTTAAAACGTATGGTACTGCTGAATATAAAGCGCATGTATTACCCCAGTTGCTTGTACTAAAGTTTTGACTTGGGTGTCCGTTTTCTCTAACCATGTATTCTGCCGTTGCCGAACCTAGAGTTATGTCTGTGTTTCCAGAACCGCTATCAAAAACTAATTTTATTCTTCCATCATAATAGTCTCTATGAGTTACAAACATCGTTCCTGTTATTAAAATTTTACTGTTACTAAATTTTGGTGTTATAGACACACTTATTAAATTTACGTAAGACGTTGAAGTTGTTGTAAATGCTGTTCCATCTGAGTTAGAAACAGTTTGTATTACCTGCCCTGGCGCAACTATAGATCCTGAAGCTCCACTTATCTTATGACCACTTGCAATTTCAACAGTGGTAGGACTTGCTGCAGTTGCTAAACCTTGAATCTTTGAAACACTTAAAGTGCTTGCCATTACGTGATCTCCAAAATACTCAATGTTACGTCTATAGATGAAGCAGCACTTGACTTAACTTGAATTATATCACCTGCCTCCATAACTAACTTTTGATCACCACCTACTGCAACTAACGCGCCACCAACTGATATTGGTGCTGTTTTCAAAATCTTACAGCTATCACCATCATTATTTAACAGTGTAATATCACTTGTAACCGCTCCTGATGTAGTGTTGGCAAGATTTAAACCTATTATTGTTGTGGCTGTATCAACTGGACACGTATAAACCGCTGAGTCTGCGGTTCCTATGTTCTTTTTTGTTTTAACTTTAAATGTATTTGGCATATCTTTATCCTAATGCTATTGCCAGTGATATAGCTTCTCCGGCAGCAATTGAAGAAGCTGTGGCTGAATCAACTAGATTTGTGATTGTTTTACCACCTAACGTGATTGATGTATTGACTATTATGCCGTTTTTTACGACGAAATCTTTTTGTGTAGCCATCGGTTCACTCTCCCCAATGTTTTATTATATTTATATAAATTAATTTTTTTATTCATAACAATTATCCTGCAATCTCCATAGCTGTAATTGAGCTTCTTACTCTAGCAGAATAAGCAGCATCTTGGTCTGAAGTTTGTCTGTTTATATATAATGTGTAAGTTGCAGAATGAGGAACTGCACCTTGCAATTGATACACTATCGCAGAAGTTGTATTTGGTGAATCAAGAAATGTTATTGAATATACTGGCATATCCCATGTTGTGTTAAAAGATGGATGCGTATATTGATGAAAAGTAGAAGCGGTTCTAGAACTTATTTCTTGATCTCCTACAAATCCAGTAGTAGTTGCTGTAGCACCACCGATAGATCGTGTTAATCTGACATCACCATGACCACTGGCTGTAGACATTGCAGCATGTATCGATAGAAATATTTTGCTTGAAGTTGATGAAGGCGTTATGGTTACGCTAAAGTTAGTAATATCTACAAAAGATGTACTAGAAGTGGAAAACAAAGGATTGTGATTTCTATGTTTCACTTGTAATACGCTTCCTGCTGGTAGAGAACTTAAAAAACTTCCGCTTGTCACTCCTGCTGATTTTACTTTCGTTAATGCCATGTCCTCTCCTACACTATCGACAATGATCCGTTAATGACTACTGAAACTCCGGAGTCAATCGTTATCGGTCCACCCACTACTGCATTATCATTTGAGTCTAAAGTAAATCCTGTTTGTATTCTATTTGTATTCTTTCTTACTGGTGTGTTTGTAATAGCAATCGCATCATTTAATTTTGCTGCAGTAACCGTATTATCTGAAACTGTGTTTGTGCTGTGTGCGTGTCCCATTGCGGTAATAAAATCTATAGTATGAGTTGCAGAATCAATAGCCTCACTAAAAGTTATCGTACTTCCAGTTACCGTATAGGCAGAGTTTGGAGCTTGTATTACACCATTAACTGAAACAATTAATTGTTCCGCAATAAAGTTTGGTTGTGGAACATTATTAATATTTAAAGTATATGACGAATCACCAGTACCAGTGATCGCATCCATTCTTTGATATATTCCAAACTGTGGTGACTTACCTAGAGTACTCATTGTGCTATCTCCATAACTGTGATGGTAGATTTTGTCGTGTACATGTAATCTTCATTAGCCTGATAATGATACCTGTTGACGTAAACTGTGCTATTATCTCTACCATCTGCGACATAAAGCGAATAAGTCTGCTGACTCGTAGAATTTGGACTATGAAGATATTGTCCTGTAGCTTGATATCTAATATAGTTTGACCATAGTTGTGCATTAACACCCATAAAACATCCTAAATCGTTTGATCCATATACAGCATCATTAGCAGAGGCGTCAGAAAGGTGAGCATCATTTACATATAGTCTTATTCCAACTACATAATATGAACCATGACCTGAAACGTTTAAGTTAGCCTGAACGAGAATCTTAGATGATGTTGATGACGGAGTGATCGATGCTTCTAAACCCGTAACTTTTGTAAAATTACCTCCAGTTGCTATAGCAAGCCTGTCACCCATAGACCCTTGTACTACTTGTAATACCTGACCCGGTGCAGCTATAGATCCAGCAGCTCCAGTTATCTTATGACCACTTGCAACAGTTATAGTATTACTACTACTTGATGAACCTTGTATATTTTGAACTGTTAATGTACTCATTTTTATCCTATGCTATCTTTATAAATGTCATTCTACTCATGCCACCTTCACCAGGGCCACCAATTATACGACCTCCACCACCACCTGATTGATCAGCAGCAGTTACTGAAACTGTTATTGCATCGCTAACAGCTAAAGTCTTTAACACACACATATTCATTTGATGTCTATATGTATAACCTTGGTTTGAATTATGAGCGTATCTTGATAAATTTGCCTGTGAACCATTTTTCTTTAATTCAAATTGATAAGACTCACCGTCACCGCCGACTTGACTAAAATCAATTTCTAAGTCTATGTTGATTAAATAAACGCCTGCTTGACCAGAAGGAACAGTAAAAGTTTGTCCATCAAATGCTGAATTAGTATCAATTTCATTTAGTGTAAAACCAGTCATAGTGGTTTCACTGCCTCTACTAAGAGTTATTGTTGCGTTGTTTTCACCATAAGCATGAACTGTACCTGCACTACCTACTCCAGTTAATGCAGAACCATCTAGAGCTGGTAGTGCTCCAGTTAATTTTGATGCTGCCATTCCAGCAATCTTCGCGTCAGTAACTGCAGAACCATTTATATTATCGGTATTAACAGCGCTTAAAGGTAATCCCGTTGTAGCAATTGCTTTTCCTAAAAATATAACATAAAAATTATCAGAAGCGTTTACTGCTCCAGTCATAACTAAACTAGTACCACTTGCAGTATATGCAGTTGTAGGTTCTTGTCTTGTATTATTAACAAAAACTGCAATATCAAGTTCGCTGCCTACACTTTGTTGTAACGAATACGAAGTTCCACCATTGCCAGTAATAGTTTGTTTTTGTAAACTTACATGCTGTGTAGCCGGCTTTTGACCAAGTGTCGCCATATTATGTCTGCTCCACGTATGATACTATAACGTCTAATGAATCTGAGTCTGATGCAACGGCTTTCAACCTGTCTGCTGTTTGCATTATAATCTTGTGATCTCCACCAACAATAACCTCTGTACCACCAGGTGCTATCGTAACGTTTTTAACGATATGAGTCGGTGTTGAGTCTGTGGCTGAATCCATAATTGCTGCACTGAAGTTAACGTTCTTGTTTGGTAAAACATTGGCCGCAGACATTCCAATTATTATAGTCTTTGTAGAACTTGGACACGTATATAAAGTTGCCGAATCTGTACTTAACTGTGTAGTTAAAATATTTTTAAGTGTGTTAGGCATCTCTTATCCTCCAAATATTAATGCGTTCAACAAACCTTCATTACTTGCAATGGTTGAAGCTTCAGCAGAATCAAGTGATAAAGAAATTATTTGTGCTGAATCTGTCAATCCTCGTACC